AATCACCTAAATGAAAGATGTTAGTAATATCATGTTCTTTTAAATATGGGAAGAATATATCTCTATAAAATTCCTCTTGGTATTGCATAAAGATTTCTGATGAGTTTCTTACACCACAATGTGTATCCGATATTACAGCAATTTTCATACTGTAAACAACTCCAAACCCTTTTTCTTAACTTCCTTTTCTTCTTTAGCAAACTCTTTGATAGCCTCATCCTTAATACGGATCTTAGATATCTTCTCTCTCAATGTACTAATGAATGCGCTATCAACAGGGTTATTAACATCAATGCCAACCATGAATTGTTCTACATCTGCTTGTTCCATGAATCTATACTTAATGTCGGCTTGTTTCTTTTCTTTAATGATACGTCTAACAAATGCAAAGTAAGCGATTTGAGTGAAGTAAGAGAATGCATTGGGCTTACCAGTTCTTGTAGCAGCTTCAATATTATAGTTGTATACTGCTTTAAGACAATTCTCTACCCCGTCCATTACCATTTCATCTCTATAAGTGTATCTTACAAAGTTAGGTTTATGACTTAATCCTTCACAGATTTTCATAAAACATGTAGCAATATAATCTGTTACTTGTGGGAGTTTATCGGGAGTGTCTTCTTGAGCTTTCTTATAAGCGGTGACGTAATCAACTACTGCATAAGAAAAGTCTTTGTTGTTTACGTAATGGGGTTTGTCTTTTGGTTTGATCTTTTCAGTCATGATATAAGTCTCATTAATTATAAAGTTTATAGATCTATTATAACATATTTCTTACTAAATGTACACTAAATAGCTGTTTATTTTTTATTTTAAAAATAAGTGCAAAATGCCTGTACATTTACCGTAAAGTGTGATATAATAGACTAAGTAGCCGAGCCAGGATAGTACTATATATTTAATGAAGTACTTTAGATTCAGGTTTGATATTATCTTCTATTATACTATCAAGTACTATTCTCATGTACTGTGCTTTCATATTAGAATCTACAGGTGCTTCAATAATAACATTCATAGCTTCTAATATATGTACTCTACCATCTGAGAATGGTATCCATGGTGTTAAGACATACTCTTCAGCAGATACCTTAACCGACATAGGTTCTTCTAACCCGATACAATACTCATTATCAACATCATGTGTATATGATATAATTGATTCACCACTCATTAATTTAAAGAACTTGATTGGTAGTTCTTCTAATGTGGTTGGTAGTTTATTGTCTTCTTCCATATATGTATTTATAATAGCTCCACCTCGTGTATTTTAAATCTAAATTTCTGTTTAGCATATATCTTAATCCGTTCAGCACTATGGTTAAGAGTATAATTTTTACGGCTTTTCCAATGGAGATCATCAGCAATATCATATACTTTGGCTGGTCGACCTGTAGCAGATTTACGGAGAACACGTCCAATACTTTGTAATACTTTAATCTGAGACTTACTTGGAGATGCAAAGATAATGTTATGGAGATTCTTAATGTTAATACCTGTGGAGAATGTGCCTAAACTTGCTACGATAATAGCATCATTCTGAGTTTCTGTAATAGCTCTTACTTCTTCGCGAGTGTCTGCATCTGTCATGCCCGATACAAAGAATATTCTTCTATCTTTATGTGCTGCATCAGCAATCATCTTATGTAATGGTATGCCATGCTTCTCTACAAATTGAAATAGAACTAATGTATTACCCTTCTGATCTAATGCTAGATTCTTAATAAATTTATTGCGAGGATCATAAGAGACAATGTGCGAGATTTCATCAGGATATTTTAACTTGGATATTACCTTACACATTTCCTCAGGATGCTTCAGGAGCACCACTTCAATATCTAAATCTGATAAGTGATTGTCATCAATCAATGCTTTGGTACTTGTAACATTATATACAGGCCCGAACAAACCTTCTAATACTAGCTTATGTGTTTGTGTACCATCAAGTGTACCGGTTAAACCGAATCTATACTCTGCCGCAGAACACTTCGTAAGAATAGATGTTAGTGATTTAGCTTTAAAGTTATGTGCTTCATCTCCTATCACCATACCAAATTGTTGAAAATATTCTTTAGGCATCTTGTATATGGATTGCCACGTACTGATATAGATTTGTGTATCTGCATTCTTGTCAATACCAGCCATGATTTGGTGGCATACATTAGGATTAAACGTTTCGTCATCCTTGGAATAATCAGCAAAGTCACCATACATTTGTTTAACAAGTGATGTTGTAGGTACAATAAGCAATATCTTCTTACTCTTATTATATTCCATGAAGTATCGAATTAACAGGTATATGATTAAAGATTTGCCTGAAGCTGTAGGACTTACCAACAGTCCTTTACGATTACTCAATCCATATTTGACTGCATCTTTCTGGTAATCTCTAGGTTTAATATTGCCTAGCGGTAATAGATCCACCCAATCTATATTATCATCAAACGGTTCTTGGTACGGTACTTCAATTGAATAGTTACGTTCAATACAGAATTGTTCTATATACTTTTGTAGTCCGCTGTATATCTTATTAGTTCTTAAATCAAGTAAGCGTAACTTGCCGTCCCACATCTTATTCTTAAATGCCGGCATATGTTTGTAACCGGGAACAAAGAATGTAAAGAACTCAGACAGCTCCATCATAATACCTCTATCATCAGAGATAACTCTTAAATATGCTTCGTCAATCTTTTCTAACTTTATATCCATCACACGCCTGCTTCGAAGCTTCTCCACTTAATGATATTACCTATTTGATTATGTCTCCATCTAATAGTATCTAATATCTCTTTAAGGGTCTCCACCATAACTGCTTGGTATTCTAATTTCAACTGAGCTTCTTGGATATCTTTATCTGAGTTATAGTAGTAATTCATATCTCCCTTAAGAGGTTTATTAAGACCATTGAAAGGATCATACTCCCAACCAAACGCATCTATTTGAGCCTGTGATAGCTTACTATTATAATACAACCACTTATCTTTAAGTAGGTTATCATATGATTGCTGTATTGTTTTCTTTTTGAGTTTGGCTACGGTAATAAGACTCAAGTATTTTGAGTGCAATGTAGCGTTTTTGATTGTTGTGTCGTCTAATTTAAACTGGTCGATGACTCCATCAACCTCCCACATGTCAAGTATTTCTTGTATGTCCATAATATAACCTTCATAATATAGTTTTATTTATATCACTTAAAAAGGCATAAAACTTCTTGCCATACCTCTCGGTGAGAATTTGTTGGCTATGTTGCCAACCGATCCATTCATTAAATACATTTGTTTGTTGATCACCGTGATGTTATCATTTAACTCGTGGATATGTTTCTCCATTGCTAGAGTTGTATTATTCATCGTTGTCATATCTGTATTGATAGACTCCATTGAATAAGTCATTGCATTCATATTAATTCTAATTGAATGTAAATCGTCAGAGCCTTGTTTAAATGATTTGGTCCAAGATTCCATGTGAGAACCAACTACAAGACCTGCATATACAATAACAGAAGCCACTACTAGTTGAGACATAGCTGTTATCCATAAACACCACTTAGAGTGACATGACATGTTATACTATTTCGAAATATGAGTAATTAAATGATACTGCGGCGGTGAGATATTCTACATCCACAGTAGTAATATCGAATGGTAAAGATGATAGATTCACTGGCTTTGCATCAATGAATCTGATTTGTTTAGTAAGATTATTAGCACTATTCATAATGTTAAGAGTTAAATCTCTTACATTAGATGATGAGTGCGGGTTATCAACTTGATTATATAACCAATCATATATTTCTTGATAATTGATTAAGTCTTCGTCAACAAGGAAAGTACACTCAAAATCTCCGTACTCTATTTTATCAGAGGCAATAGTAATATTACGTGAAGGTGTTGCGAAAGGAGCTCCTGCGACTGATACGTCGGGGAGAACCATAGTTTGAATTGTAAACTCAGCTGTAGGGTATGTTACACTATCTAGCTGTAAAACGAATGAGGTGGGGTTTAAATAATTTGGCATAATTATATTTATACGAAAAAAAAGGACTCTTTCGAGTCCTTCTTATTGTTTCCTAAGAAACTAACCTATAATTTACAGGTTAGTAACGTTGAAACGACGGTAGTAAACGTTTGCACCAGCAGCACTTGAAGTGAACGGGTTGTTAGTCATACCATAACGAGTTTTGAAACCAATCTTAGGTTGGAAGTCATTATCGCCAATTGTCTTCATCATTGATAACGGAACGTACGGACAGTAGAAGATACCTGCATCATAAGAGTTAGCACCTTTATAACCAACTGTTACATAGTCACCAGCATTGAATGGGTCTACATAAAGTTTCATGCCACCGTTTAAAGTACCAAGGAACAAGTTACCAGTTACGTCTGCAAGAGCAGTACTAGCAGTGTTACCATACTGAACTGAACCAGTTGCATTTAATGCAGCTGCTACGCCAGAAGAGATGATAGCAAAGTTACCTTTACCACGTCGAGTTGCTTTAGCAATTTCTGAAGCTTCGATTTCCATCTTAGTGATAAGAGCTTTATATACTTCAACTTCCCAACGTCCTTTAGAAGAACCTAAAACTGGAGTAGCGTCAAATGTAGTACCTGCAACAGCTTGAGTGTTGATAGTATGAATCATTTCACGGTTGATTTCACCAAGAATTTCAGATGAAAGGATGTTAGCCAATTCAGTTTCAGCATTAAGACCATGTACAGCTTTAAGGTCTTGAGCTAATTCCATTGTGTATTGAGCACGTAATTGACGAGACTTAGCTTCAACCATAGACTTCTCAATAGAGAAACCCATTTCGTTCCAGTTAGCATCGCTTTCAGCATCAGCAGTAGCCATACCAGAACCAGTGCCAGCAGAACCAGTACCTGAGAATGAATCATCAGCTTCACCGAACAATGCTTCAGTTGGTGCAACGTCATCAGCAGTACCTGAAATACCGTCTGCTCCAGAAGTACCGTCTGAGTAGTTAGCCTTCATAGCAAAGATTAATCCAGTAGGACCAGTCATTGGTTGAACACCAGCAATATCAAATGCTAGTAAGTTAGGCGTAGCACGTCTAACTAATGAGATCATTACTGGATCCCAGTTATCGATTCCACCAGTTGCATCAGTACCGCCAGCAGCCATGCGAGTTTCGTTAAGTGATTTTTCTTGGTTTTCAAGAATTACCGCAGTTACAGCACGTTTGTGCGCGTCTGTAATTGTTCCAGCATCAGTAGCTTCTAAAACTGGTGCCCACTTCTCTTGTAAGTTTTGTGTATTTAATTCCATTTATATTCTCCTATATTAGAATTGTTTTGCGTGTTGAATTGCATCAAGGTATGAAGCCATAGCGCCAGTAACTTGTGTTTCTTCTTTAGTGTTTTCGGTAATTGCATCGATATCATTCTCAGCTTTTACTTCCGTGTCGTCTTTGTTAAGGTAAGACTCTTTAATTGTTGCAACTTTAGATGCAAACTCAGCATTATCTTCAGCAGTTACTGCTTCAGTTAATTCTTTAAGTTTAGCAGCTTCTGTAGCAGCAAGACCTTCACATGCTTCAGTAACAATTTCATTACGTTCGAAAGCTTTAACTTTCTCTGATAATTCCATGTTAGCTTCTTGACTTGCATTCAATTGATCCTTAGCATCAGTTACTTCTTCAGTTAAAGCGTCAACTATTTCAACTTTATCTTCTGGTACATTGATGTAATGCTCAGTAAACACACCGTGCATAGCATTGATGAATGATTCAGTGATTTCAGATTTAAGACCATGCTCAATAGCAACTTCATTCTCTTTAACCCAGTTCTCAACTACGTAGTTAAGGTAACCATCTACCTTGTCTACTAAATCTTCTTTAATAGCATTAACTTCTTCTGACAAATCAGATGCATAACGCTCTTCTAATTCAACAGTTTTAGTTGCAACTTTTGTATGTAAAGCAGCTTCGAAAATAGTAGCAGCCTTTTCTTTGAAGCCTTCAGATAAAGACTCTTCGCCTTTAACTAATGCATCAACGTCTTCTTTGAATTTGTCTTTCTTAGACTCTTTCTTAGATTTAGCTTCTTTCTTTTCGTTCTCTACTTCGCCTTCTTCTTCATCACCTTCATCATCTTCTTCGTCATCTTCTGATTCAACTTTAGCTTTCGCTTTAGCTTTTTCAGCAGCTTCGAAGATTGCATCCAATTCATCTTTATTCATTTCTTGTAAAGATGCATTAATTGCAGAGATCGTACGAGCTTCTGTTAAGGGAGCTTCTACTTCTGTATTAGTTTCCTCAACAATAACCTCTTCAGCGATGTCTTTAATTTCTTCTGACATATTATTTACTCCTGTTAGAGTTACAGTTTAGAGAGGAAATGTTCAAATCCGCTAATTTCAGAATCGGTATTATCCACTTCTTCAGTTATAGGTTCCATCATTTCAGTCTCACCTTCTTCAATTACCTTAACAAAATGACCCGGCTTATCCATAGTCCAATCAACACCTTCCATGATTCCATTTACGAAAGCATTTGGTGCAGATGGATCTTGGACAATATCTACAGTTGAAAGCATAAAATCATCTTTCACATAGTTAACGCCGGCTCTTTTTTCAAGGCTTCCCATACCACGACTTGAAACACCAAGTTGAACACCACCTTCAACCAAACCTTTTACGATCTGGCCCATAGGAGTATCTAAAATGAGTGCCTTCCCAATCACATTATTACCGTCCCATTTAAGTTCGGTAATTCTGTGACTAACTTTATCTAAGTTGATCGAAGGGCCTTCTGGGTGATTTAATTCACCAACGGCTCTACCGGTCATTACTTGTTCATTGTTGTATCTATCCACGGCAGCAGTAAGAACTTCACGTGTGTAAACACGACCGTTTCTATTCTTGCCTTCCGCTTGCATAAAAATTCCTTCGATGTACGTTTCTTTCTTACCGTTCTTTCCTTCGGTAATAGAGTAACCTAATCCTTCATTTGTATACTCTGCTATTAACTTCATGCTAATCCTTCATTTTCCCAGCGTCTATAGCTGTTTCTATATCTTGAACTGCTTTCTTCATCTTGTTGACAGCCTTCTTATCTGTAGCTGCATTACTAAATGCTTTAATTAACCCCTTTAATGAGTTATGATATACATCATAGGCTTTGTCAAAATCATCCAACTTGCCTTCATTAATTGTGTTATATGCTTCATGAATGTTCATGCTATTTTCCTATTTTAATTCTTTTGGTGCCTTAACGTCTTTCATACCTAATGAACCAAACCACTGTGATGCCATTCTATCATAGACTTGTTTTGCTTCTTTTTGAATTGTATTATTCACACCAACAAATTTCATTTGGGCATACACTGCTGCGAAATCGTTTAATGTTTTTTCTGCTTTCTTCTCGTCAAACTTCTCGTTTAACTCAACAGTATTAATACGCATATCAATATATGCTTGTTCTGTGTTATTCATACACCCATTACCTTTAAAAATTCTTGTAAACCTTTCTCAGCTTCTTTAACTGATTTAAAGGTATCTAGTTTTGTTTCATCTACGTATAAGATAAACTTATTTGCCTTACCCGTAATTACCGCTTTAACATCTTTCTTTTTACCTAAACGGTCTAATTCTTTTACAACCTTTTCACCAGATGATAACTTCATCTTAGCTTCAGCAATAGTGCTGAATGATTCTTTAAATGTTAACATCTTGTGTTGGTTCCTCTACTGGTGTTTCTGATCCATACATGCTTTGTGCAATCGTTTGTTTTTCAACATCTAATGCTGCATTCATTTTCTGATGTATAATATCATTAAACGCGTTGTTAGATGCTTGTGCATCTCCGCTGCCAATTTTATTAATTAAGTCTTTAATATCCATTATTTATATCCTTCTTGTATAATATATTTATAAAAATGCAACTTTATGCATACAAATCAGCATCAACATCTTGATCTGGTTCACCTTTCATTTGCTTATCCATTGCTTTAATGTCTTCATCTGTGAACTGGAGAATCTTCTTCTTAACATATTCTTGAGAGAAGTAAGTACCTACATATTCATCGATCATAGATAGATTCTCAATACGTTCTTTAAAGATTTCACTTTCCTTTAGTTCAGCGTAGTAATTATCTCTTTCAAATTCAATAGCAATCTCATGTTTAATAGTCTTCCAATCAGAAGGTACAATAATCTTTTTAAGTATTAATTGTCTCTTAAGCACTTCCATGAATAAACCACCAAACTTAGTACGAACTCTATTAATAAACTTCTGGAACTTCAACTCATCACGAGTAATTTCAGATGAACGGCCAACATTGAATGTAGAGTCTTGTTCTAATCTTGAAAGTGGTACATTAAGAGATCTATATAATTTCTTTTGAAAATACACAATATCTTCAATTTCACCTAGGTTTTGTCCACCTGGTAATGTAGTAATCTCTGTACCCCTACCGCCTTCACGACGAGGTAACCAGAAGTCTTCCATAACAGATTTATGGTTTCTTTCATCTTTAATAGCACCAGTCTCAGAATCGTAAACAATCTTATTACGATACTTGTTCATAGTATTATTTAAGTACTCTTCTGCTTTGCCCTTTGGTAAGTTACCAACATCAATATAGAATATACGACGCTCTGGTGCTCTTGAAACACGATAAATGACAATTGAATCTTCCATCATAGATAGCTGATTCATAGGTTTCAATGCTTTATGCAAGTAACCAATAATCTTATCTCTTTTATCGTTCAATAAACCAGAGTTAACTTGAATAATAGCATCAGTCGAGATTCTTAATCCTTCCGAGTTATTAACAAGTTCATCATCTTGGTATAAGTAATACTCAGCAACTTCTTTGATTAACTCAACATTAGTTGCTGGATCTAATTCTTTAACGACTTCTTTGATCTTGCGTATTTTAGTAGGATCAATAAGCTTAAGCTCTTGGATACCGGTACCATCCTTATCACTAATTATTACATGATAGAATAATCGACCATCTACATACCAACGTCTGAATAGGTCATATGCATTGTTGGTAAAATCAAGAGTTTTAAGAACCGTTTCAAATTCCTCCATCATGAGCTTTTTAACATTATCCGGCTGATCTAGATTATCTAAATTCAACGTTACGATTTTATTATCATCCGATACTACAATCGCTTCATTTGTAATATCTTCAATAGCTGCATCAATCTCAGGATATGATGCTATACCTCTGTACTTGAATACGAGCTCTGCGTCATTAACAAACTGATCACCTGAGATATCAAGGTATTGTCCAAAATATCCACCTGTAGGAGATATTAGATATGAACCATCCTCGTTCTCATGTGTAAACGATTTTGCTTTAATTTTATCTTCGATCTTCTTCTTTTTAAAGGAGAATCCGAATAAGTTATAATTGTTTTCTGGCATAATTTTCTTTTTTAAATGTTGCTAGTTGTATTTATACAGCATTTAAAAAAGGCCCTCAACGAAGGCCTTTTATGTTACTTATGTTACTTAACTAGTTTGGTCTGATTCCCAATATTGTAATTGGAATTCAACAGTGAACTCTTCAATAGTATCAGCATTGTCATATCCGACTTCAATCGCGCTAAGCGCAGTAGGAAAACAACCTCTAATATTAAAATTCTTTATTTCAGATCCATCTTTATCAAGTTGAGCTACAGCCATATCAGCCATGTAATCACTAGGATTAGTCATGCCTGTATTATTGTTATGCTCGTTAATACCATTCATCCACGCTTCGAAAGAATTCCAAAGAGAGAAGTCGGTATCATTAATAATTGTAACTGACCAAGGTTCAAATGTTCTATCACCAGCCACTTGCAATTGTCTACCTCTAAATGCAATAGGGATAGGAGCAATTGTTGATCCTGGTAATGATGTAGCTTTAACCATGAATGAAGCAAGTTCTACATCACCCGTAACAAAGCTAGGGAAACCTAACGTTGCTTTGAATAAATTAGCTCTTGCACCACCACCGATTAGTTTTGCTTTAAAATCGTCTACGCCTAAAATAGCCATGATTAATTACCTCCAGCGATTTCACTAAATTCAACACCAGTTCTAGTAGCAATGAAGTTTAATGTAATAAAGTTAATAGAACGTGCAGGCTTGATATAAATATCAGCTACGAAACGATTAGTATCGATTACGTCACCAGTATTATTAGTATCATCACAAACTACTTTAAAGTCTGTAATTCCTCTACGTCCCTTGATATCCCTTAAGAATGGTTCAGTCATGTTTCTAAATTGTGCTCTAGTGAACTCATCGTTGAATTCAAATAAAGACGCTTTAGACGCTTGTGAAATAGCCTTTTCAAGAGTAATGAATAATCTACGTACGTTGATTCTATCAAATGCAGATGGTTTAGACTGTAAAGTCTTATCACCATATAACACTGTACCAGCACCAGGGAAGGCAACGATAGGGTTAACCGAACGTTTGTACAAATCATCTCTACCAGACTGATTAGGATTAAGCGCTATCTTAGTAACATTTCTAAGATTACCACGTGTGAAACCAGCAGGAGAGAACCATGGATCAGCAACCATATCGGCGTTTGCGGCTAAACCAGCCATAGCACCTGAAGCAGCAATCCAACGATATTTATCATTGTACTTGTCGTACACATATAAAGCACCTGAGTCAGCAAATGCATATGAGGTATGTGTTAATGAATCGGCCCATTCAATTACTTTAGTAACGGCAGAAGCATTATTAACAGTAGAAGTGATTGGAGGAGAAACAAAAGCCACACAATCTTTACGTGCATCAGCAATAGCAATGATCTTATTAGAAATAGCAGTTGCATCAGCACCAGCTTTAACATCACCATTCATGATTAATGAAACTTCAACAGTTTCAGCATCTGCAAACATATCGTAACCAGCACTAAGCTCACCAGTTGTTAATGTATTATCATCGGCTGCACCGGATAATGTTTCATGAAAAATATTATCTGCTGCACCATCAATTGTTGTATCAAAAGTTGTTCCAGCCATAACTGCACCTGAATCTGCTAATTCAATAGGAGCATTTAATGCATTTAACCAAGCCGATTGACTATTAATAACATCCACCCAGTAGTTTGATGTACCATCAGCAGATTTAGCATTAGAAGCCTGTGAAACATATGAATATGTTTCTAATACACTATTTGCGGTGCCTGTAATAGCGCCTGTAGTATCAATAATTGCAATATGTATTTCGTCATTAGATCCGCCTAAAGCAAGAGTTCCTGCTGAAGTTCCTGGAGCTGAATTGAATGCATCTTTATATATCCATGTATTAAAGCCGACTGAATCTGTACATATATCAATACCAATATTGTTACCAATAACACCTGGGTATTTAGCGGCAAATTCTTCTGAACCGCTGTATGATTCTACCGCATCAGCATTCTTCAGTAGTGTACCTGTGCCTGATGATGTTGCGTTTAACGCTGTTGCGCCTACTGCTCGCACTACTCTTAATGAGTTTGCGTAGCTTAAAAATTGAGCAGCCGATAACACAGTATTATATGTGTCATTATTCGGTTGACCAAAGATTTGTACTAATTGTTTTTCTGATCCTACTGTAATAATCGTATCGGCTGGGCCCCACTGGAATGAACCAGCGATTGCTCCAATTGATGCAGACGTTGCAGGGATAACATTAGTCAAATCGATTTCTTTTACCTGTACTCCAGGTGATACTAGAAATGCCATTGTTTTCTTCTCCTAATCAAAGATGTAATAAGTTTATTCATAATACGTTTATATTCAATATAGTTATTTATAACTATTACCATTTCCATACTTCCCAGCCATCACCTAATGGATGATGTACCCCAGGACTATTATCGCCCATAACACCAATAGGGATAAGACTATCTTCGATATGCCTAACCTTCTCAGCATATAACATACCTTTCATGTCTATATCAGTAGACTCTGCGAACCATGGTGTTGTAGTGAAATATCCAAACATAACTAGGTTCATCATTAAGTCATCATGATTGCCGTGATCCGCTTCATAACTAGAACCACGAGATATAAATGTGGACATTTCTTGTATGGTATTGGAGTCTACTATCTCTAACTTGCTTTGCTCTAATATGTCTTTAATTGTAGAACAACCAATGCGTTTAACCTTCCTAGTCATAGTAACACCAACAGCATTAGCCTTAGTATAATTCTCGACGAATACATTCTCATATTCTAAGTCATAATATAATCCATTGCATACAACAACACCTTGGTCATTACTTTCAATAACTACATAGCATTCGTTGTAATGATTAGCATACTTGTATATCACATCAGGAAACAATAAAGGACTTGTCATATTATCCCTGAATACTGCCACTTGTTTAAATGGTTTTTCTGATACATCAATAATATTAAACGTTGAGTAATCCATACCGCGGCCGCGGGCAACATCAACAAACATTATATAGTTATGTCCGGCAATAGGATCTTCATATATACTAACGTTATTCGTTACTGATAGAGGCCTTTTAGATTTAAGCGCTAAGAGAGTCTCAGCATTAATTAGTGTATTGCCGGTTCCATGGAAGTTGTTACCAAATTCTTGGTCAAACTGTAGTTCGGACGTATTAGCTATAGTCATACGCTTCCACTCTTTATCTCTGCCTGGAACGTCCCACCAATCTACTCTAAATGATTTGAATTCATTAGTGCCTTGTAATGCACCTTCATAGATCTTCTGGTATATGTTACCTAATCCATTAGCTGTAGATGTAATAATAACCTTTGTATTTTTACCGGCTGATATTACAGGGTATGTACTTGTATAGAACTCTGTAGCATTTTCTACGAACGCAAACTCATCAAGGTACAGTAGGTTAATTGACATACCACGAATAGATGAACCTGATGTTGCTGCAGCAATTAATCGTGAATTATTAGAAAACTCAATAGAACCTTTATTTAAGGCTTTAGTGCCGGGCTGGAGAAAGAACGGCAGGTTCTCCAACATAAGAGTGATCCGCATAAGCATCTCTCTAGCTGTAGCACCTTTGTTCGCAAGGATAGCGATTGTTTGTTCTGAGTGGAATAGTGCAAACCATAATAGATATGCAACTGTTGATATAGACTTACCCGACTGCCTGCATGCAAGCACGATAGAGAATCTATTATCTTGAAAATGATTAAACATCTTCTTCTGATAATCATATAGTTTGAAGGGAACTAAACCATCATCTAGTGATATCACTTTACAATAGGTTTCTGCAAAATATACAGAATCATTCATACACTTCTGATATTCTAATATGTCTTCTTTAGACCAGTCTTGTGAAACACCATCACGTTTAACGTTAATGTTTCCGAGATATGATTCAGTCTTCTGGTTCAACATCAATCACTTTCTCATTATGTAGCATTCTTTGTAATTCTGTAGTAGATCCAATAAACACATTGTTATTAGTAGCTGGATCTAATGCATCCACCTTTTTAATTTCTTTGTTTGATTTGTGTAGCTTCATTAACTTGTCGTTAATATCAGCTTTCTGTTTGATTAGTTGTCCTAACACCTCAAATGCGCGGGGATGTTCAGATTCTCTAGCAAGTTCCATCATAAGCTCAATAGCTTCTTCACCTTGCTCGCTTAAATCATACAGAGAATCTCTCACATGTACATAATCTTTATCTAAATCACTCATAATATAGTACCTATTAATTAATTAAAGAAGTCTATTGTCTCCGTATATGGTGTGGTTGTACCATCAACTTTTTGTACTTCTATATTCTCTCTAGAATCATTATCTTTATAATATACTTCGGTCTTATTAATAACACTGCGATCTTGGATACCTTTAAAGTATCTAATACGTGTTTCGAATGTTAATGTATATATAATAACTCTTCGTGATGTAGAGAATTCTCCTTCCCATTCATCATTCATAGTCACACCATTTAATACAATAGGGATATCAGCGGTCAAATCCATTTCAGGAATATCTTTAATTGTCACTGTATAATCTGGTTGGAATCTTGGCAAGATCTGCTCTAATATTTGTAGTGCTTCGTCTTGAGTCTTGGCTAAAACATTTAACTCGAATCCTACTTTATATATCGCTGGAGCCGTTAATGATGTTATATGTTTCTTATCTAATGGATCTACCTTAGTATATCGTTTATGTTTATTAACTTTAGCTGCACCATCGTACGACATATCAGTAATTTGAAATGATAATCGTGGCATCTTAATAGCAATACCGGTATCGTTCTTATCATCTAATCGAACTAAATACTTTTGTCTAGGACCATAAGCTAATGGAACCTTAATCTTCTTAAGAACATTGCCACTGCTATCAGTTTTAACAACAGAGATGTCATTGAATAAAGATCCAAATACCGATACAGTTCTACGAGTATGCTCGTTATAAAAATGATTTTCAAACATTATGGATCTCCAAACGGATTAGTCTCTGTCCAATCTATTATATCCTGTGCTTCGGCATCAAAGATATCATTGTTGGCATAACCATCTCGGTTAAAATTAGTTGCAATATCAACAGTTGTAACATTGTATGCCGTACCTGACTCTGTGCCAATAATCTGTTTAAGTGGATCAGGATCAACATATAACTGTCTGAACTTGCCATCGGTAGTAACCAGTGAAACCACTGTTAAGTTGCCCGTGGTAAGACCTAAGTCCTCCCATCCAGCCACTTCACCTTCGATATTGATAGGGTTACCAGCAGCATCATTAACACCAGTCCACTGTGATATTGTCTCACCGATAGTATAATTACCTGTACCAGAATCAAGTGCATAGGTATATGATGTAGCATTCGCCGTTTCGACACGATCAATAGCATCTATATCAGTGTCGAAATCTTCATCAGTGTATTCGAACAATTCAGCTTTCAACTGATACACTGGAACATTCTTTAATTGATAAAATGGCACTTCATCTTCAACGAATGTAATTTCAAATAGAGAAGAAGCCATTGGAAGATATAATAAATCACCTTCTGAAGGACGGCCAATAACGCTTTCACCATTACCAGCTGTTAAATATGTACCAACTTGACTATCCCATCTCTTACGTGATACAATAAAGTTTGCAGTATCTCTAATCTCTAACCCGAATTTAGATAGTAGCTCTCCATCTCCTTCAAAACCATCTTGATTTTCAAGGTACATTTCTACTACATATGAGTCGGAGAATCGATTATAAGATTCATTAAGTATTTCATCGCGAGTAATTTCTTGTCTAGGAATATAGACAATGTCTTGACCATACATCTTTAACGATTCGATCGTTAAATCTTCATATAAGTCTTGTTCTGATTTTACGTTGCCATTAAAATATACATTAGTTGCCATTCATCATCCCATTAAAAAGTCGTCAGGTAACTGCCAAGCTAACTGCATCTCTTCTTCAATTTTATTAATCTCTTCTACAGCATCTTGATATATTTGTAGACCATTCATAGTAACTCCACCAGGTAATTGCATACCTTCGAATTTACTCATGTTCTGACCCCATTGACGTTTAATCAATGATGTTAAATATCTCTTTAAGAACATATCATTATACACATCAGTATATGTTTGGGGGTCTACAATTTCGTAGCCCTCAATGATAATATAAGATCCAGGCTTTAAGTTACCAAACCCTTCGTCCACATGCAATCTATTCATATGTCTATTAAATCTAAGCAACTCGCTTGAGTTTAGTTGATGATCTAACATACTTAAATGCTGCATCCGTTGCTCAAATGATTGTATTGATTGAACAGCACCAAAGGTATTAAAGTCCGATAACCGCATTTGATATTCTACATTAAACAATGATTCGGCTTCGCCCGATTCAAAGTCTAGTATCTTCACGACAGATGTAATAGAATCAGGGACCGCAATATAGCTATTAGTTATATCATCAGCAGTTAACTGGTGTTTAGAGTAGGTTCGCACAACCGCATCAGCATGATATTCTTGATAGTACTGGAGAGCATCATCTACTCTATCTTCTATTTGATCTTCATCGACATTAATTTCAAGCACTGGCGCGCCAAGAGCTCTTAAACAGTGGTCAATTAATTCAGGCCTGCTGGTTACCTTTGCCATTACTTATTACTTAGTGAACCAGATCTTTACCGAATCGTCTTTATAAGATGATGAATCCGCTTGCCATTTAGCATAGAAGTTCTTAGCTTTTAAAGCTTTGATCTCTTTCTTAACAGCTGGGATAGTAGGTTTACCCTTAGCATCAGCCCAAGCAACTTTAGCTTTCTTTTTAAAGCCATCAATATTCATCATAGCGCCACGTGTACCCTTACGAGCATCAGCAAATGAAAGACCATCAATACATACAGCGATGTTATTTCTACCATCATTCTGAATAGTACAATCACTGCCTTTTGCTTCATCAAGTGATTCTTCTACGGTCCATTTCACCTTTCCGATGATACCTTCAATCCTATTCAAACGAGCTTTCCAATCTTGATTTACATCAGATGTCTTGAGTTCAGTTTTAAGAATTTTCAGATGTTTATTGATTTCTCTCATAACAGACTTAGCCTCTGACGAAACACCTTCATCAAGTACTGCTTCACCTAGTTCAACAGATTCACCTAAAGCATTCATTACATAATCGGCAACATTGTCAAGTTCTTCTTTACCTAAACCTTCACGTGATAATACTTTCAATACATCTTTATGCGATTTAGCATTTTTCTTCTTAGCAAGTGTTACATACTTATCGTATCCACCTTTCTTACCAAAACCAATACCTTTTGCATTTTTCATTGAAACTGCTTCTTTAATTAAATCAGTTGATGTTAAAATATCAATTACTGTTTTCTTTGTTTTATCTAATTTAACATGAGCTTTTTGTCTTGCGCCAATACCACCAATCAATTTAGTTATTTTTCCCGTTTGCCCATGGTGACTAGATTTATCATCTACGAATTTTACTTTATCACCAACTTTAAAATCACGAATAGAACCTCTGTCGTATGCTTCGTCAACTGACTCATTGGCTTTCTTTAATACATAAGCAATAATATCTTCATCACCTAAACCTTTCTTAATCTTTTCGATTTCAGCATAGGCTTTGTCATAGTTACCTCTTGATTTGCGTGCAATACCAATAGCTTTTTTCATTTGAGCTTGGTTGAACACTTCTTCAAGTTCAACTGATTCTTTAAATCCTTTGAACTTCATGATTTTCTTTTTCTTACTTAATGGTTTATCATGGCCTGCGATAGGACCAGTTGAATCATTCCCACTAGCAGTCATATTTTCGTTCTTACCTAGTAAAGCGTTATTAGCATCTTGTAAAGTCTTAGCATTCTCAGCTTTTAATTTCTTTTTACCTTCTTTAGCTATGCTTCTTGCGATAGCTTCTTTATAACCTTTAGTTCGCATATCAACTGATACACCTTCCTCAAGGTCATCTTCTGCTAAGGCTATTGATTCATTAGCTTTCTTTAAACATGCTGCAACTTTAGGCTCATCAGCTAAACCTTTCTTTAACTTCTCAATAGCAGCATAAGCATGGTCATAATCACCACCTTTAAACTTCTTTGAGTTAGCAATGGCACAAGCTTTTTTTATTAAAGAAGCATTAAATGCCTCTCTTAACGCACTAAAATTAATCATTACTTACTCCTCTTCCTCGTGATCACAAGCCTCTAAAGTTTTCTTATATGTTTCAAGCTCTTCAGATTTACCTTCCCAACCCTTTTCAATAGCATTAAAGAATTCCTTCTTCTTTGCATCATCTAATTCTGCAGGTGATTTAGCGCCGAACTTCTTTAATAACCCTTGAAAGAACTTTTGGTATGCTTCTTTGTCGCCTGATGCTTCTCTTATTTGTTGTAGTGTTTTCATTTTGTGTTCCTTTGATCCCTTTGATCCTTTATATCAATAAATTTTAACTTGCTTTTAATGTCTTTAACCATAGCCCCGGTATGCTCTGCGTCCTTCTTTAACCCGTGTAAACTTACCATAGTTTCTGCATGCATCTTTGGATATGATATTCTAAACTCGGTGTTCATTCCCACATCATTGTTAATGTGCTCTAAATTAGCGGTCATACTTGACGCCCACCAAACCGCAGTAACAATCTGACCAAACATAGCCATAAGAACTATAATTGCAGAATTTCTAAGCCACTCTGGTAATTGAGGTTCCCTGTTCTTAATAGTATTTATATCACTTTGTAATAGAGCCATTTTAGTCTCTAGTGATGCTACCTTCTCTTTCATAGGGCAATCCCTTTATATGTTATAGTTATTTATATCCCCTTTATATGTTATAGTTATTTATATCTTTTATGTTTTGGATCAAACGCAATACATCCAAGGAGACCAATCACACGTTGCCATCATTAGTGCGCCATTAATATATGGTAACAATGTAACAACTTCCATATTAACCACCTCTACGCCAAGACCCAGGCTTATACCCAAATAGCTTTTCAATACGTTTCATTTGTTTATCCATTTCAGCAAATACAGCTTTATCTTTAGCCTCATCACCATAAAATGCATT